CATCTAAAAGACGCATGGACAGCCGCCATCAGACCAACGCTTGCCGACCTTCAAGGTGAAGCATGGTTCTTGTCTACGCCCAAAGGACGCAACTTCTTCTGGCAACTATTCCGCAAGGAAGGCGACGACTGGATGACGTGGCAGATGTCATCATTCAGCAACCCGGCAATTCATCCAGACGAAATTCTTGCCATGAAGCAAGATCTTCCCGAACGGATCTACTTGCAGGAAATCGAAGCCGAATTCGTCGAAGATGGCGGCGGCGTGTTTCGCAAGGTTCGCGATGCCGTGCGCGAAGACATCAGCCGCACGCCAGACAGCCACATCGTCATCGGCGTTGACTGGGGCAAGCTGAATGACTTCACGGTCTTCACGGTCTTCGATGCGGCACAAGGCGCGGTCCTGTCGATCGACCGATCGAACAAGGTCGACTACCACGTACAGGTTCAACGCTTGAAGGCACTGTGCGACAAGTGGAAGCCACGGGTCATCGTTGCCGAATCAAACAGCATGGGCGAACCGATCATCGAACAACTGCGGCGTGAAGGATTGCCAGTGCGACCGTTCTTGACGACAGCGTCATCAAAAGCAGAAGCGATCGAATCGTTATCTTTGGCGTTTGAACAAGGTTCAATCCAGATTCCCAACGACATTGTCTTGATCCAAGAATTGGAAGCATACGAAATGGAACGCCTACCATCGGGCAACATCCGATACAATGCGCCAGCTGGTATGCACGACGACATGGTGATGTCATTGGCACTTGCATTTACACAAACGGCGACAAGACGATCATGGCTTTTCAACTGATAACGCCGACCAAAGGCATCAAGAACTTTCGTGCCGATTCCTTGATCGCTGAAATGTTGCACGGACAGGAAACGAACGCGAAGCACTTGACCATTGTGGCATTCCATACACGGTCGTCGATGTCAACAATCAGGAAAACATCCTGTTTGATTCGGATGCCGACTACGACTTTCCAGAACAGCTTGGCTTCATGACCGGGTGGTCGGACTTGATCTTCAAGACCGAAGCATCACTGATCTTGGTCGGCGCGGCATACTGGTTGAAAGTCTACGACAACGGCAAGCTGATCACGCTTCAATGGATGTCGCCCAACACGGTCCAGCCACAGCACGACACGTCGGGCAAGGTCTACGCCTACAAGCGAACGGTCAATGGCAAGGAAGCCATGCTGGACGTCGAAGATGTCATTGCCATCTACCAGCAAGATCCACTGACGGAAGTCGGACCGGGCAGTGCTATTGGTTACGCGGCACGCACAGGCGCAGATGTCCTGCATTCCTTGCAGACGTATTTGGACAGCACGCTTGACAACGGTCTGTTAAAGGCAACACTGATCGGCGTTCCGATGGGGACACCACGCGAAGAACGCGATCGTATCGAACGTGGATGGCGTGGCTGGTTCAGTGGCAAAGGCAATGCAGGCACAACGAAGGTGGTTGAAGCCGATGCCGTCAATGTCCAGACCATCGGCGAAGGCATCAAAGATCTTGGCAACCTTCAACTGTCACGCGAACAACGCGAACTGATTGCCGTCACGCTTGGCGTTCCTTTTTCGTTTGTCATTAGTGGCGCATCTAACTTTGCCACGGCACAGCAGGACGACGTCAACTTCTACACGAAGACCATCTTGCCACAAGCGGACCGGATTGCGCATCGCATCAATGCAACCTTCTTGCGCGAAATGGGCGTTCGATTCAGCTTCGAACCGAAGCGACTGGAAGTGATGCAACGATACGAAGTGGAAAAGGCGCAGTCGGTCGCACAGCTTACAGGCGGCGCGCCAGTCCTAACGGTCGACGAAGCACGTGCGCTTTTGGGTTACGGTCCTACCCAGCAAGTGACCCAGCAAGTCACCCAGCAAGTCACCGAAGAAGTCGCCGATGACACGCAGGCGATCGAATCCGAAATCCGTGCATGGCGACGCAAGGTCAAGGCACGCGGATCAGATGCGCCATTCAGTCCAGACCACATTCCCGATGACATCTACCACGTCATCAAGGCGCGCTTGCAGGACGGCGAAGACTACAAGTCGGCATTCGATCCACCGTTCGATTTTTAGATGCCGACCTTCAACCCGAACACAGGTCGGCAGTCGTTCTTCACAAGATCGGGCTTCAACGCAAAGCAGGCAAAGCATTCACGCCAGCAGAACTGGAACGTGAATGGCGTGCCATTGACAGACGCAAACGTGTCGTCGAACGTGAAGTCGAAGACAGCATCGCCACAGCATTCAGGCGCATTGAAGACAAGGTGATCGAACGTCTGCAATCATTGAAGGCAGAACTGTCGGTCGCGCAGATCTTCCGATACGAAGATGCGCTTGTGGAAATAGAACCAGCCATTCGATCAGCCGTCCTTCAAGCATTATCGGAAGGCTTGATTCGCGGACAGTCACGGCTGGGCATATCACAGGCACAGCGTGTGCGTGAACTTGCGCCAGACGTCGTCGAAGAAATGATTAGACGTTCCAAGTTCGTAAACGTCATCCAGACAACCGAAGACCAGATTGCCAAAGCGATTGCACAGGTTGATTCCGGACTGGACAACCAGACCATGATCGAACGCATCACGGCACAGGTCAGACAGACCTTCGAAGGCATACAGGCGAACAGGATTCCGACCATCGTTGCCACAACGGTCAATTCGGCTTTTGAATCTGGGCAGAAGGAAGCGTTCCGAATATCTGGTGTCAATCAGAAGCAGTGGTTGTCACAGCGTGACGGTCGCGTGCGCGAATCGCATGACCTTGTCGATGGTCAGCAGGTCGCCATCAATCAGACGTTTGACGTGATGGGCGTTCCGCTTGACTTTCCGGGCGATCCAGCCGGACCACCAGAAGAAATTATTAACTGTCGTTGTACCATGATTCCTGTTGTCTAATGCCATATTCAATCAAAGAAGGACCTTGCCAGACAGCCGAAGGAATCGGCGGTCAGTATGCCGTGATCAAGGATGACGACGGCGCGCAGATGGGATGTCATCAAACACGCGAAGCCGCAGTGGACCAGATCGCGGCACTGGAAGCATCGGAAGAATTGAAGGTGTTGCCAGAAAGCTATCGACCATCAATGGACGATGCCGTCAACTGTGGAACATGCAAGCACTACGCGCACAGCTATTGTCATCTGTGGCAAGACAACGTGATGAACGATTACGTGTGCGATGCCTACGCGCCAAGTGAAGGCGATGACGATGAAGACGAAGACGAATCGGGCATCACCATCGAAATCGCAGTCAAGCAGAAGGAAGTTGCGCCACAGGATGTCCGTGCGGCATACAGGCGCGGTCTGGAACTGTACGAAGAAGGGTTCGGTGGCGAAGGATTAGAACCATCGACCATTCGTGTGGCACGCGCCATATCACGCGGCGAAGCCATCGGCGAAGAACAGATTCGAAAAGGTTATCGCTTCTGGGCAAGGAATGAACGCTTCTTGGACTTTGATGCCGAATCGCCAGCTGGTGTGGCGGCATTATTGTGGGGCGGCAGACCGGGCATGCAATGGTTCCGTAGATTGTATGCAGAACTTGAAGATGAAACCAAATCCATGAACATCGAAGATCTACTGGTCACGTTTGGTGATGACCTTGAAATCAAACGCTTGGAAGACGGCGGTCTGGAAGTGAAAGGTTGGGCGGTCCGATTCACGGGTCCAGATGACACCGACCTTGAAGGCGACTACTTCACAAGTGACACAGACTTTGGTCCATCAAAGGAAGTCGGGCTGTACTACCATCACGGCATGGACAAAGAACTTGGACGCAAGCGCATCGGCACAGCCGAACTGGAAAAGAAGGATGCCGGACTCTGGATGCAGGCGCAGATGAAATTGCGCGAAGACTACGAAAAGGCAATCGAAGACATGATTCGCCGAAAGAAGATGGGCATTTCGTCGGGCGCGGCTGGTCACTTGGTCGAACGTGTCAAGACAGACGGCGGCAACTTGATTAAGCAATGGGTCATCGCAGAAGTCAGCCTGACGCCTACACCAGCGGAACCACGCAATGTTGTATCTTTGAAGTCACTTTTGAATGGCGCCACGGGCGATGATCCAAAGGCAGTTGAACAGACTGCGGACATCGGGGAACCAGAAGAAGTGGCAACACCACAACCCACAGAACCACAAGACACAGAAGTCAAAATGGAAAACACCGAACAAAAGGCGGAGATCGTGGCGCCTACGCTTGATCAGATTGCATCCTTGATGGATGACAAGTTCAAAGCATTCCAGACCAGCACGACGGCTGGCAAGACCACGAACGTAGAATTCGCAACGTCAGTCAACAGCAAGACGAAGCGTGGCGACGACGAAGTCAAGGCACTTGCATACTTCATCCGCACGGGTGACGCAGGCGCCATGAAGGCATCGAACGACACCGACATGAACGTCGGCACGGCTGGTGATGGTGGCAACGCTGTTCCAACGGGACACTTCCAGAACATCATTGCACGTCGTGACGAATCCATGCTTGCACGTCAGCTTGGCGTGACCTTGATTCCCGGCAAGGGAACCACGGTCAACGTTCCGCTTGATGGCGAAGCCGATGGCGAATTCGTACTTAAAGGCGAAGGCACGGCATTCGATCGCGATGCGCCGAATATCGGTCAAGCCGCAATGACACTTGCCAAGTACACCAAGAAGATCGAACTATCGGTTGAACTTCTGGAAGACGAAGACAGCCGTCTGTTGGATTTCCTTGCCAACTTCGTTGGACGTGGAATGGCGAAGACGCACAACAATCTGTTGATCACGGAAGCACTTGCCAACGGAACCAAGACCGACGATTTCGCACAGACGGCAATCGCGGCTGGTGATCTTGAACAAATGGTCTTTGACGATGACCTATCAGCATACCTTGACGATTCCGGGTCTGTTGGTTGGATCATGAAGCCATCGACCTATGCTTCGGTGATTTCAATCGCTTCAAGCAACACGCGATTCTACCATGCAAACGTTGGCGATACGGCAAGCCCACGCCCAACGGTTCTTGGTTATCCTGTGTATTTCAGCAACAAGATCAGCGCGATCGGATCGGGCAACAAGTCGGTCATCTTTGGCAACATGTCGCAGATTGGGTATCGTGAAGCGCCGGGCTTGACGTTCCTTCGCGATCCATATTCCAAGGCAGGCAACGGACAAGTAGTGCTTCACTACTACTTCCGAA